GCACCAGAGCTTCCTGCTGAAACCTTGGCAAGTAATTGCTATGATGGAATGTTCTACAATTGCAAAGCACTCACAACGGCACCAGAGCTTCCTGCTAAAACCTTGGCAAGTAATTGCTATCATGTAATGTTCAGCTATTGCAAAGCACTCACAACGGCACCAGAGCTTCCTGCTGAAACATTGGCAAGTAATTGCTATCAAGAAATGTTCTGGGGTTGCACCTCACTCACAAAGGCACCAGAGCTTCCTGCTTTTGACTTGGCAAGTAGTTGCTATCAAGGAATGTTTAGCGGTTGCACCTCACTCACAAAGGCACCTCTACTTTTTGTTAACTTCTTGACAGAGAATTGCTTTAAAGAAATGTTCTTTAGTTGCACCAAACTCTTAAGTGTAACATTAATCACCGTAGACCCGCTAATAGAAGGTGAATCTTTCAATCTAAAACCTTATTTTTGGAATTGGCTTAATGGGGCAGGTACAGAGGTTGACTCGCCGCGGTTGTACTTGGACGGCTCTATCGGTGGCTACTATGCTTATCTCATCGATAGTAACAGCGGATATTTGAATAATGACAATTATTTCCCTGCAAATTGGAGTGTTCAGCCTTTATAGTGAATAATCATTCAATCCCATCATAAACAGTTGGAGGCTGCAAGCGGCATAGTAAATGCCATTTGCAGCCTTCATTGTTTCCCGGCTCCCGGAATAAGTCCTTCCGGAGTTCTTCTAAGGGGGTAAAAACGAAATGTGTGTAGTGGGAAAATGTAAGGGGTTGATGTTGTGGGGGTTGTGAAAATTGAGGGGGAAACGAAATGTGACATTGGGTTAACATTGGGTTAACATTTGAGGGGTGTTTGAACGCTGTGTTCGAGCGGTATTTTAACATTGGATTTTAGCCGGGCAATTAAACCGGCCATCATATTCGGGATCTCGTCTATAAAGCCAATTCAGGGGGCTTATAGGCGGGATTATTGCGTTGTGAATGGTCTTGCCTGGGATTGAAGCGAAGGCGTTTGAGCCGCTTTTATTTGAGGCCTGAAAGATGTGTCTGGAATATATGGTACCTGAGGCTTCAAGACCGCTCAAAGATGGAGTGGAGGGACATTTGGGAAGACACTTGGAGGGACATTTCAGAAACGAAAAGTATCTAATGGGGAGACATTTGGAGGGACAAAATTGTGACAAAACATACTCTCAAAAGTACCCAAACTGACAGAAAAAGGCTGGAAAATGCACGAAAAAGGGCGTTAAAGTACCCCAAAATGACATAGATTTTCAGGGTTAAATGGCTGAAACTTAATCAAATAGGGGGTAAAATGCACGAAAAAATGTGTGTGTGCGGCTCAACCTATTGAAAAAATATCTATCTTTGTGCCAGCAATACTAAGAGATTCCATCTCTAACACCCCTTTCCTGGAAGGGACATCTCCTCCTCGAAAGAAGGATAACGCCCGACATCTCCCAGTGTCGGGCGTTTGTCGCAATATTGCGAACATAACTGGCTTTTCCCACGTGCCGCAGGGAGAAAGGAGGTGTTGGAGATGGAAAAAGAAAAATCTAGTATTGCTAAAAACGAGGAAGGTACTCTTGTATTCTGTATGTACATTGTACGTAATGGTAAAAGAATTTACCGCAAGAATGGAAGACCATTCTGCTTCAGAGTAAAGTAGTATTTTCTTAATGTTTTATGGCTGATGCGATGGGAGGCATCAGCCTTTTTTATTCAATGGTGTGGAAGGTGATGGATGCTTTGACTATGGCCAGAGCCCGGATGCTGGAGAGCGGGATGTCCTTTGGCTCGAAGTGTGAATTGTGGCTGACGAGCCGGATGCGCTCCGGATCATCTGATTTTTGGATGTACTTGACTACGGTGAATGTATCTCCGCCGGCATCGAAGGAGAGGAGATAGATTTGGCCCCACAAGATACTGTCTAGGGATAGGGCCAGCTTCTTATATATGATGATATCACCGCTCTTGAGAAGCGGTGTCATTGACTCCCCTCTTACATATATGGCCCCATCAACCGGTGGAAGGTTAGGCACTCGCAAGTAATCCTCCGGGGTGATGCTCAAGTCATTGAAGATTGCCATAATACCGGCAGTGGCGGAAAGATCGTAGAGCGGAATGTCCTGAACCTGAACTTTACGATCAGTTGAGAGGGCAAAAGTGTGATTTGGCTGGATATTCACGCCATCCTCTTTCAGCATAGGACCATCTCCTGTTAATATCCAATTTATAGAATATCTTGGATAACAGGCAACTACCAAGTCCGCCCAGCCTTTTGCTGTTTTTGGATCATCCCAATGTAATGCATTCTCAAAAATATGCTTGAAATGGCTATGTGATTTTATAAAACTGGATACGGTTATTTGTTCGTCATTGAATACCTGAATAATCCTTTTATATATACTATCAGCGTCAGGATCTGGTAATAGTTTTGAATATAAATCTATTTGATTTAGGTTGAATGTTTTAATAAAAGTATCCAAAAAATCATCTGATACACCACGGCTACCATTGAGAATATTGTTAAGTTGCTGTGGTAGAATATTCAAACTCCTTGCGATATCTGCTTTAGAAACGCCACTATGAGTCAGCTTTTCTATTTGTTCTTTCAACCAAGCGCGCTTTGTATCCGAAATCTTAAACATAAATCAAAAAGATTAACTTTCTTTTGGAAATAAATCAGAAAGCATTATATTTGCACCAACTTTCACCCCGAAAGTGATGCAAAGTTAGAAAATTAACTCAAACTACAATATTATGGCAAAGTTTATCAAGACAACATTGAAGATGAGACAGGAACTGATGAAACAGTTCGGCCTTAGCATCACGGGCATCAAGAATGCCCTGGCTTACAAGTCTTTTTCTGAGCGTGCTGATCGGATCCGTGAGGCAGCGCTTGCTGCAGGAGGCGAGGTGATGGAGTCGGCGTTGTGGCCGGAGTGCAGGACTCAGCATACGAACACGCAGATTATCCAGACGTTTGCCAACGGCGTGGTGCTTACCATCAGCAAGGTTGACAGCAGCGCAGAACTGACCAGAGATGGTAAGGTATGCAGAAGATATAAGGGTGTCACCATTGACAAGTGGGGTGCGCTGGTGGACCAGGCATCACAGATGGCAAGAATTAGATAAGAGGGAAGGATATGAAGACTTACTGGTTCGTAGTAGATTTCTATTCCACATCAGCTATTCCGACTATGGAGAAAATGTTGATGGAATATGCACATAAATGGGATCATCACGTCGTATCAAGTGAATCCATTGACGAAATGATACTTGAACTGCGTAAAATGCAGACCTCAGTTCTTCAAACGCGAAGACTGAAAGTAATTGGTATATCCAAATTTCTTCAGACGAAGACCCAAATATTCATTAACGTCGGGACATCACATATAATGCTATTGCGTGTAGAAAATAACATTGCAATTCTATAATGAGTATTTCCGGTAACATACTGACAGTCACTTACGCCGATTTGACGCGTACCGACAACGGTGATGCTGTGATGAGTTCTGATAATTACAAGATATTGGCTCGTCGCTCCCGCATCAACGTCGTAGTCCGTGGCGGTGGTCTGGGCCGCACCGCAGAAGTGGAGTGGTCGAGCCTGCCGGAGCGGTTCAAGGTGAAGTTTATTGCCAAGTATGGAGACCCGGAAGCAGCATTGATGAGACAGAACAATATGATAACATTCGACGACAAGGCCCGCGAGTTCTTTGCCGGGTACACTCTTCCGGACGGCAGCGGTTTGAAGGAGGACAAGCAGCAGGAATACCTAGTGAATGCCTCAGTGCTGAACAAGCTGCTGGAGATGGAGACCAACCAGAGGAGACAGAGGGCACAGAAGGGCAACCGCACTCCGGTATCGTGGGAGAACATCTTTGCCCAGTGTGAGTCATTCCGCGCCTCCTACGGCCACACCCTGCCGAAGAACACTGCCAGACTGAGGGATAAGATGCGGGAGTATGCTCGCGAGGGCTATGGATGTCTGGTGAGCCGCAAGATCGGCAATACTAACACTACAAAGATAACTGACGATGTGGCCGAATGGCTGCTTGCTCAGAAGGTCAGTGTCAATCCGGTCTATACCATCGGTCAGATTTTCAACCTGTACAATGAGATTGCTCAGTCCAAGGGCTGGAAGGCCATTAAGAGCACGCAGACACTGCTGGAGTTCTTCGAGCGACCTGACATCAAGCCTCAGTGGTATGCTGTTGAGCAGGGTTCCCAGAGGGCGAACAACCTCTACCTGCGTCAGAACAGGACTATTATGGCCAGCTGCCGTGATGCTCTGTGGTACATCGACGGTACCAAGGTCAACCTGTATTTCAAATTCTGGGACAAGGAAGCCCGCAGAACAAAGGTCGGCACGACCAGCTGCATCTATGTGATGGATGCCTTCAGCGAGGTCTTCGTGGGGCATTACATCTGCGAGAGTGAGACATTCCTGACCACATACGAGGCATTGAGGAATGCATTTGAGGCAACCGGATTTCTCCCTTATGAACTGGTGTCCGACAACCAGGCCGGATTTACATCCAAGGTGGCTCAGCGATGGAGAGCAAAACTCGGATGCATCAGCCACACCACGACTCCGGAGAACGGAAAGTCAAAGAGCATTGAGTCGGCATTCGGTCGCTTCCAGACTCAGGTTCTTCACCAGTTCATCAACTATACCGGCGGCAACATCACTGCAAAATCCTCGAAGACGAAGACGGATCCGCGAGTGATTATCCAGAATGTGGAAGCGCTTCCGACCTACGATGAAGTCGTGGCGGCCAATGAAGCCTGCATCAAGCAGTGGAATTCTATGCCTCATCCGAAGTTCGCAGGTAAGAGCCGTATGCAGGTATATCAGGAGTCGGTCAATCCTCAGGCCATTCCTCTCACTGATGTCATCAAGGAAAAGGTGTTCTACATTTCCACTGAGAAGCCTTCAACATTCCGCGCAAACGGGATCGAGATTACAGTGAAGGGTCAGAAGTACGTGTATGAGGTGTTCAATGGGCCTCAGCAGCCTGACTATGAATGGAGGCGCAAGAATACCGGTCGTGAGTTCGTCGTGGAGTATGATCCGCACGAGATGAGCAGGGTGCGCCTGTGCAAGGATGACAAGGAGTATGGCCTTCAGTTCGACACCTGGGCTGAGCCTTATATGACCATACACCGTGCGATGCAGGACCAGGTGGAGGGCGAAAGGGCAGGTATTATGGCTGCGCTCAGTGCCAACAGGAAGGAGATTGTCCGCAGGGATTTGGAGACGCGGGCCCTTCAGCAGAAGTTCGGAAACGGTTATGAGAGTGTCGGGTATAATGCACCGCTTCCGCAGGGTGTGAGTCTGAAGGAGTATGAGAAACTTGCAGCGGAAATCACCCGGGAGGAGACTATGGGGATGCAGCAGCCTCTGGTGAGTGAGACTCTGGCGGATACGGTGGCACAGCTCCAGAAGGCGCAGAGCAATTTCGACCCGATTAAGGTTCTGGACAGGTTATAGTATCAAACAAAAAAACACCAATATTATGGCAGAGAAAGAGATTTACATCACTTTGAAAATTGAGAGATTAATTGATCGCATAGAGATATCAGTTCCTCACGATTCTGGCAGCACTGATTCATCTGAACACCGGCAAATGTCAGATTTATTTCTGGAGAATATTGAAGAAACGATTTGCAAATCCGTGCAGCGCTCCTTAACAAATGCTCTGGAGGAGTTACGAGAAGAGCTGATTGACCATTTATCTTCGTCTGACAAGCGTCCTTCAGGACAGCAATAAAGAAAGGGTTGGATTTAAGAGCAGCATACTCTTCACCCAGCAGATTAAGAATTGAATTACACATATCACTTTATTTAAGATTGGCGCTACAAATATAGTGATTATCGGCATAGCTCAATTGGAGAGAGCAACGGGTTGGTCTTGTCGGAAAAGGCGCATATCCGGAGATGGAGGTTCGAGTCCTTCTGCCGAGCAAACAAACAACAAAATACCAATATTATGGCAAAGTTAAACAACACACAAAAGCAGGAAATCAGTCAGGGACTGAGGACCTATGTGAGCCGCTATCCGTCGCAGAACAAGGCGGTCAATTCTCTCAAGGGGGTATCAGCAGCCACTGCCAGCAGCATCCTGAACGGCAAGTGGGACCTCATCAGCGACGAGATGTGGCTGAGGGTGCAGTCCCAGGTGAAGATGTCCAGGGGCTGGCAGATCTTCGAGACAGGGTCATACTGTGCTATGATGATGTATTTCACGGATGCGCAGCAGGAGAGCAACGTGGTGTGGATTACAGGGCCTGCCGGCATAGGCAAGAGCACGGCAGCTGCGCAGTATGAGAGGAGCCACCGTGATGTGTATCTTCTCACTTGCAGCAGCGATATGACGAAGGCGGACTTCATCGGCGAGCTGGCAGCGAAGATTGGCATCCGCACGGCGGGACTTACTGTCCGCGAGTCGCTCAAGGCCATCATCAATGAGCTGGTGAAGAAAGAGAACCCTCTTCTCATCTTCGACGAGGGTGACAAGCTGGCCGACAGCGTGCTCTACTATTACGTGTCCCTGTACAATGCCCTGGAGGACAAGTGCGGAATGGTGTTTCTTTCGACCGCTTATATGGAAGAGAGGATGAGGCGCGGTGTCCAGAGGGGACGCAAGGGCTATGACGAACTGGAGAGCCGCATCTGCAGGAGGTTTGCTCCGCTGGATCTGGTGACAATGGATGAGGTGCAGAACATCTGCATTGCAAACGGGCTGACCGACCAATCCTCCATCAGGAGAGTCGTCCAGGAAGCACACCAGTGCGGCAACGACCTGAGGAGAGTTAAGAAATCAGTCCACAAGGAATTGGCTAAGTTGAGCTATCAGGCCGAACTCTAATGCCTTTATAAACCTGTTCAAACACTGTTCAAATGGCACGTTCACTCACAGCGAAGGAAATCTTGGGAATACACCGGCAGAGCATCACCCTGACTGGGGAATGGGGCAACTGCATCGGTACGATGGACCGTCACGGGGTGGTCTTTATCTGGGGCAACTCCGGCAACGGCAAGACATCCGCTGTGATATCGCTTTGCAAGGAGCTGTCGGAGTATGGCAAGATACTGTTTGTGTCTCTGGAGGAGGGATTCTCGCTGTCTTTTCAGAATTCGCTGAAGCGCTTTGATATGGAAAGCTGCGGGAGCAAGTTCCAGGTCATTGACAAGGCCACTCCGGAAGAACTCATCCAGAGACTGACGAAGCCGCGCAGTCCGGAGTTCGTGGTGATTGATTCCTACCAATACCTCGGTATGTCATACAAGCAGTATATCGATTTCAAGTCCAAACTGCACAACAAGTTGCTGATTTTCCTTTCCCACGCGGACGGAAAGCAGCCATCAGGAAGGGCAGCCAAGGCTGTGAAATATGATGCAATGCTGAAGATATGGGTGGAAGGATATGTCGCTCACTCCAACGGGAGATTCATCGGGCCGACAGCTAAGGCGGTGATTTGGGAACAGGGTGCTTATGAATATTGGAACATAAACAAGTCAGAAAATGAAACCAGTGAAGAAAAATGATTACTCCAGGTTCTATGCCTTGCTGAAAAAGCATCCTATGGCCGACAAGGAGGAGCTGGTGTCGCAGTTCACAGGCGGCAGGACCACGCACGTGAGTCAGATGAAGCGGGAGGAGTTCATTGCCTTGTGCGATATGCTGCAGTACGGCAGCGAGCAGGAACAGGCAGCACGCAATCTCGCATTGAAGAGGGCCCGGAGCGCTGCTCTCCTGAGGATTGGAAGGCTGGGGATCAATACCATCGACAACTGGGAAGGCATCAATGCCTTCGTGTCCAGTCCGAAGATAGCCGGAAAGAAGTTCTACGACCTCAGCACGGATGAACTGAAGGCTCTGACGAGCAAGCTGGAGAGCATCATCCGGAAGGGTGGACTCAAGAAGGCGGAGGAGGAGCCTCAGACGCAGGAGGCCACGACGCAGTTGAACAACACGCAGATAGTTGCTATGATGCAGATGGCATCGGCGAATATACACAACCGTAAACATTTGAACTGATATGAAAAATGAACAAGAAGTCAAGCAATGGCTTGAGGAACAGCCCTGGTATGGGCAATTCAAGGCTCACGTAGAAAGTCGTGAGTATTTCATATTGTATAGAAACAAGATTTTGAATGGAGAATTTCTGTTAGACACTATAATGAGTGCTTTCTTTTGGGAAGAAACGAGTGAGGGATTTGATGTCTGGAATAAGAGAAATTCAGAGTTTTGGGAATGGTATTATTCAGTAGTTTGAAAGTATTATGAAATGGTATTACTACATTCCCTTCGTGTCGATGATACTGGACAGGTACTGGGAGAGAGTCAATCTCAAGGCAATCAGAAAATCACTTAAACAACAATAGTTATGGAAGAAAAAGTACAAGTCGAAATGACTGCCGAGCAGGCAGCGGAATTCAAGGCCTTCAAGGAGGCAAAGGAACGCAAGGAGGCACAGGAACGTGCCAGACAGATGAGGGCAGAGTATGATGCAATGGTGGACGAGGAGATAGAGGCCGCCATTCCGGAACTCAGGCAACTTTCCGAGGACATCAAGGCCATCAAACAGAAGGTCTATGACAATTTCAAGACCATTCTCGATATGAAGGCCGATATGTTCAAGCTGAGCAAGGGCAAGGATATTGAGGTGAAGAGCAACACCTTCACGAACTCGCGCGGCGATATGCGCATAACACTTGGCGCGTATATGGTGGACAACTACCGCGACACTGCCGAGGACGGAGTGGCGATTGTGAAGGAGTATATCTCATCCCTGGCAAAGGATGCCGAGAGCCAGGCTCTGGTGGATATGGTTCTGAAGCTCCTTGCCAAGGATGCGAAGGGCACCCTCAAGGCACAGCGCATCATCCAACTGCGCAAGATTGCTGACAACTCCGGCAATGAGCGTTTCATCGAAGGCGTGCGCATCATCGAGGAGGCTTACAATCCCATACCGTCGAAGACTTATGTGCAGGCACAGGTCAAGAACGGAAAGGGTGCCTGGGAGAACATTCCTCTCGGTATGACTGAATCATAGGAGGGCAGAGGTATGACTGAGTATGACAGAGAGTGCTTGAGAAGCACACTGGAAGGGAATCTGAACAATGCGGTGAAAAAGCTCGTGACTCTTTTGCAGGTCAATGAACTGCGGTCTCCTGATACGAAAGTTCACACTCTTACCTGGGCGAAGGACGAGAACGGATGCTTCCTCGCAGTGAACGGTTCTGCACACCAGATGCGCGTACATTTCGAGGAGTTCTTCAGGGAGAGACCGGAGTTCAGAAGGGTGGTTCAGGATGTACTTGACAATATGTACAAAATAGACAACAGGTAGAAATGGGCAAGAAAGGAAGAAACCGCCGTCTCATTGAGGCACGCAACAGAAAGATAGTGCAACGCTATTATTATTGGACCGAAGTCAAAAGACTCCGGTTCGATGATGCTGTGAAGGAGCTGTCGGAGCACGAGTTCTTCCTTTCCGAGTTTATGATCTGGCAGATACTCAAAAAGTCTTCGGCATCCAACACTCCGGAAGAATTCAAAGTCGTCCGCAAGCATAAGATGCCGAAGGTGGATGAGGCCCAACTGATGCTTTTTACAGATGAGGAGAAATCTTGACTGACACCTTGGTCCTCTGACTTTCAGGCTGGCACATTTCGGTCAGTTCGAGGGTGTAGGTGGACTCGTAAATTTTAATCCCGTGGTTCGATGTGAAGAACCTGGTGGATGTTCTGATGAGAGCTGAACTGTCTCCGATGCGATGACCTTGCAGGAGCTGGTGCAGCTCTCTACTTTTTTCCACTCTGTCCATAATGCGCTGCGTCTGGCCGGAGTTGTAGTGGGTGTCGTCATAGCAATCGAAGCACAGCCGGACAGTGACGGTGCAGAGTCCCTTCTGGTTGAGTCCGCCAATCTCCTCCCAGGTTGTCTCCGGGGAGTCAATGAGGATGGCCGGGAAGATGAGTGGGTATGACTCGCGGTTGTCGTCCAGCATCTCCAGCTGGCCGTAGTCTTCGTCAATGGTGCGGATGTCAGGCATATTTTTGCCGATGTGTTCGATGAGGTCGTAAAGCAGGTGTTCCATATCAATGTGATTTGATGTATATGTCTATTTCATTGTTTATTATGTCGGTGACAATCTTGTCCACCTTTGGTGAGGGTCCGAGGAAGCGTCTTCTCGGGATACGGATGCGGCTGCCTGACTTTTTCAGGGCCATTGCCTTCCAGAATTCAGCCTCCGGATTGGCTTTTTTCTTTCTGCCTTTCTTTCCCTTTGTTTCAGAACCGCTCCCGCCTCCGGCTTGGTAGTATCTTGCCCAGAAGTATTTCTTCATCCTTTTTGTCACTCTTGACTCAGCTCCTTCGTTGTGATACCTGGCGTAAGGCACAGTGTTGCGGATTGTCACCTGTGCATCTCCGGGGACATAGTCTGTGCTGCTCATCAGGTGGGTGGTCTTGGAGAGCAGCGGGCCGTAGGCTCCTGCGGCACCTTTGAAGGGAACTTCCTGTCGTTTGGTGCGCTGCCAGGAGGCTCCATAGAAGCCACCGCTGCGGAAGTTCTGGCGGACGGATGCCACCACCTCCTTGCCTACCTTCACGGGGACCACCCTGCTGCGGATGTGCATCAGGTCTTTGAGGCATTTCTGGACTTCGGATTCTATGTTTGGGTTGGACATTTGGAGATTTGAAATTTAATTATTTATTTTGCGGTAAATAACCCGTATGCATAATGCTGCCAATCGGAAGGCAGAAGCGCATTAGCCCTTAGATGGTAGGTTCGACTCCTGCTGCATAAGGGTTATTTTATTTTTATATATGCGTTTAATTGGCGGATATTTACACGTCCAGCTGTTACCAATTCGAGACAAGGTATTTCTCCATTAAATTTCATACTGTTAACTCTAAATACATATTTATTGAAATAGTCTCCGTGCCGTCTTACGAATAATAGAGTGTTAGCAGAGTTTTGCTCTGCAAATATCTCTAAACTATTAATATTAAGTAACTCATTGATGAATTCTTTCCTTTCAACGGCTCTACCTCCTGAAACTTTTGATGGACGAAGAGAATGGAGAATTCTGCGATCAGAAACTGAAATTATGTCTGACACAAGATTGACACTTAAATATGTTTGTATCTTTCGTCTATCTTGTTCTGATAATCTGTCCAGTTTTATGACCTCTCCAGTAGGTCGATTTATATCAGCCTTTTTAATCAGTCCTAATAATTTCTGCTGTTTTTCAGCTCCAGTTGCCTTCTGAAGGGCAAGAGTGCACGCCTGGCAGGAAGCACAGTCTTTGTCCTTATTCAGGAAAAGCCTCATCCGGTTCTTCGCTCCCTTGGTAAAAGGACAGCTGCCGCAGTTCTTCGGATAGTACGGGTGGTCTTCGCTGAAGAGCTGGCCGGTCTGTCCGGGATTGCCGTGCAGGCCTTTGCTGGCCGTGTCCGGGATATCCTCGTGCACTCCGAGGTCGTTCACCGGTTCATCAGTCTGCTCGCAGGTGCACTTGCAGCCCCAGCGCTCTCCCGGATGGTGATGGTCCCAGAACGGGTCATCAACCGGAAGAGTGAGTCTGCTGCTCCAGAACTTCATATGCACAGGGTCTGGTTCTGCAGAGGTTGTCGGCATCCACCTCAGGTTCGGATAGACATCCTTCTCAGTCTCGAAGTGTTTCCAGTCAGCAGCGCGATGGGCGCGGATGACAGCCGTGTTGTACTCCGTGTTCAGCCACTGGTCGCAGTACTTGCCGGTGAGCGGCTCCACATCCCGGCGGAACTGCTCGTAGGACTTGAGCTGGCCCTTGCTGTCGAGCAGCTGGCGTGCGATGTCGTTCTGCATCCTGTGCGTCCTGAAGGCGGAGAACACCTCGTTGTTGTGGCGCACCTGTTCGAGGAATGCGTCCGTGATTGCCTTCTCGTCGTAGGCTTCGGAGATGCCGCGTGCTGCTGCCTGGTTGAACAGGCGGAGCGTTTCCCGGAAGATGTCTGCCTGGATGTTGTCCTTGACATTGAACCCTCCGAAGATTTCCTGCAGGCCGCGAGTCAGCGCCTCCGGGCTGAAGGTGATCCGATGTTCTGCGGAGTTGGTGAACCCACCGCAGCGTCCGCAACGATGGCCGTACAGAGCATCCAGCTCTGCGGTGAAGGACTCATCTACTCGGCCCCTCCTTCCGGGGCCAATCCGAAAAAAGTCTTCAGACGGTTGGAGATTGTCCCGTGGTCTCCGGAAGGGGCCTGATTTGCATTCTGTGGGGCGTTAAGTCTCTGGGCGGTCATCTCTTCCAGTCTCTGCCTCATCTCTTCCTGACGGGCCTTTTCTGCGGCTTTGTCGGCCTTCAGCTGCTCGTAGTTCTCAGGTTTGTCCACATTGAAGGTCTCATAGAGATAGTCATCAGACATAGGCAGGCCCATTGCATTGAGTTTCTCAACTATTGCAATCTGTGCAGTGGTGTCTATGTTCTTTGACAGGACATAGTCGAACTTACCTCCGGCCACATTGAATCCCAGTTGGCTGAAAATGTCCGTCATCTCGTAGTTGAGCACATTGAGAATGAACTGACGGTCCCTCTTCTGTTTCTTGTTCTCCTCCTCGGCGTGTACTGTGCCGAGTGCCTGGCTGCCGGTGGTCTGTGCAGCCGTAGTAAGGGTGTTGCCGAGCACGGCAATGGACATCTCCAGATTGCAGGTGTCGGCAAAGCGGGCGAAGAGTTCGCTGGAGCCCTGCTTAGTGGCTGAGTCGATGAGATTGAGAGTACTATCTTTCGGATGGATGTACACAGCGTTGGCACCTTGCTTCTGCGCATCTCTGAGGAGTCTGAGTCTGGTTTCCTCATCACCGGCATCGTAGGTGTATTCTCGGATTGGGATGCCGAAGATCTGGCAGTAGTTGGCCCAGTCTCCCATATTGCCCCTCTTGTACAGGACCATCGGCACAATCTTGGCCATCAGTCCGAGGTCCCTGTCTCCCTTGCCCACATAGAGCATATTGCTGAAGTTCTCCACCGGCTCTCCGCTCTGGTCGTGCTCGTATTTGAGTATCTGCCTCTTGACCGGGTCGAAGTGCTTGTACGGCACCTTAAAATACTGAATCCAGTTTCCCTCCCGGTAGAACTGGAAGAGCCCGTAACCGTAGAACTTGGTCATCAGAAGGTCGTCTATGAAGTCGGAGAACCACGGTGCGCGGAGCTGTTCGTTGATGACTTCGTCCGGCTTGCCGTCCCGGCTGAATTCGATGGGACAGAGCGACACCCCGTCCAGCCTCTTGTCAATGAGTCCGGATAGGTGCAGGTCGAGCATCGCGGACTCATACATATCGTAGAGCCGTGCCCGGTTGTAGCAATCCACTGCAGAGGCGCTCTGATAGGCCTGCATATATTTGTTGATGTTGAAGTGGAAGATCTCCGGAGACTGGAGGATGATGTCGAGCTTGTGCCTCTCTTCCTGAAGGTTGCTCTGCTGTGTGAAGCCTCCGGCGGTGATACGGTCCTTCGGCTTTGGTTTTCTTGCCATAAGAATGCTGATTAAACGGTGTTTGAACGGTGATTGATTAGAGATATGTGCCTCTGTTGGACTCGCTGACTATGCGCCAGGGATTGCAGTCCTCGGCTTCATCTTGATGCCGTTTGGGAGCTCCGTCGATGACGATGACTCCCTTGGACACTTCCTTCATCCAGGTGACAGCCCTTTCGTACCTCTCCTTCCTCACTTCGCTGAGTTTGTAGGGGTTGTGGATGCAGAAGATATGGTAAACGGCAATGTCAATGCACATCATCAGGATGAGCGGATGTCTGCTGCATCCCCGCTGTGCAAAAATGAGGTCAGTGTCGTAGAATGTACCAAGGTAGGACTTCATCTCGGCGATGGCCCTGTCTTCGCAGATTTCGACCAGCTGAGGGTCGGCCTGGGCATCTCCCTTGAGGAGAGAGTCGAGGATTTCTCTATGAATTGTTGCGTCATAGTCGCGTATTTCAATGAAATTATCCATAATTACAAACGATTATTGCCTTTGAATGAGTCATATCCCAAGGTGTCCACCACGCTCCTGCAGCCGGCCATCTTCTCATCCACTATGGTGAACGCGCTTTCAATGCAGTCGGGGCCGTCGGCAGGGTACGGGAGAGAGAGTTCGAAGAGGGCGAACTGGTCGCGCAGTTCCTTCATATGCGGGTTGTCGGCCTTGTCCTCATTGAATATCCACCGTCCTTCCCGGTCCACCGGTTCCAGCTTCGCTTCGATGCGGGTTGCCTTGTCCGGCTTGTTGCGTCCGTCACCGATAATGTGCAGGCTCCTGCCCTTCTGGGTGTTCTTATCACGGATGATGGGCTTGAATACCTGCTCGAAGAACGGGTCCTGCAGGGTGTTGTTCTCCTGATAGCAATAGACGGTGGTTGCGGAGCCTACCTCATCAACGAGCCGGTAGTACCATTCGATGTAGTTGTCATTGGTCTCACGGGCGCAGAACCCGTCAATGATGTAATAAACACCTTTGTACATCCCGACCAACCAGACGGCCTTGTGCGAGTTGCTCTTGTCCTTTTTGTTGGAGTAGGCCGGGTCGCCATAGATGACCAGGAACTTGAATTTCTTGAGGCTCGGTACCTTGCCGAAAGGCAGGTTCTTAAACACCTTTCCCTCGGAGATGGGGTTGTTGTAGTATTCACCCTGGAGAGCCTTGGTGGAGATGCTCCGGCGGATCCGCTCGATACGTTCAGGCGTGTTCTTCTGCGGCCAGGTGCTGTTGCCGTTCCGGTCGGTGAGGTTCACGATGTCGTGGTGGTCGGCCATCTTGGCTGCACGTCCCACGCAGGTATCCTTGGCAATGATGTTGCCGCACCATACGACAAGTGTGTCCTCGGAGACAGAACGTGTCGGATAGTAGGCCTTTTCCCACCAGTCCCATTTCTTGTCCAGGATTACCGGGTTGCGGCAGTCCTGGTCAGTGTCGAAGTCGTCGGTCAGGAGCACGTCCGGACGGATGTTCTCGTTGCGGGAACCACGGGGAGCCTGCCCGGCACCGAGGGCTGTGAAGGAGGCTCCGTTCTTGAGCTTGAAATGGTCGGAAGTCCATTCTCCGGCGTTCTGCTGGTCGCCATAGAAGGCCTTCAGACGACCGTTGGCCTCGAAGTTGGCAAGGTACGGGGCCAGCAGCTTGACGGCGGCATCCAGGGTGGCAGCCGTGAGCATCACGTTCTTTTTCCTGCCGGTCAGCACGAGGTACATCACGCAGAACATCACGATGGTACTCTTGGCCAGCTCTCGTGACCAGGACAGCACCTCGTACCACTCAGGATTGTTCAGGATGCGGTTGATGGCTTTCTTCTGGAAGGGAGCGAAGTCATATTTGGTGTACTTCGGGAAAAAGTACTTTATCCATTCGAGCGGATGGGCTTCAAGGTATGTCCTCTTTTTCTGGATTTCAGCCTCGGAGAGGTTCTCCACCGGGGTGGAGTTGCTTATGTCTGCTTTGTACTCCTCCCATTTCTTCAGGGCGGTTCTGTCTTCCTGTATCATACTACAGCTGTTCCTTTAAGAATGCATCCCAAAGCCTGACGAACTCCTTCGTCCTGTCCATATCCACGGGCCGCAGCCATTCGGCGAAGCGGATGCCGGCACTGACAAGGTCGGATATGCCGGTGTCCATCTCCATCTTCCGGATGGCAGCAGAGAGCTTGGAGAGGGTGTCGGCCTGTGCCGGTGTGGCATACCTCTCTCCCTCATCCTTTGCCTGTATGGCCTTGTTGATTTCGTTCACCTGGGAGTACATCCCCTTGAGGATTTGTTCCCGGCTTACGGTCATCCCGGCCTTGAGTTCGTCCCATTGTCCTTCCTTGCACCATTTGGAGACGGTCTGCCTGGTGCTGCCGACCTTTTCGGCTATTTCTTCGAAGGTGTACTGGCCAAGCGTGTAGATATCCTTGGCCAGCGCCTTTTTCTTGTCGTTGGTAAGAGTTGACATAATGCGTTGACTTTTTCCGCAAATATGCCCTATTTAGATGCTATGAGAAAATTTCAATTTTATGATACTCAATATTTTTGAGTGTCATACTCGATTTTTTTGAGTATGACAAAATCGCGATTTGGCGGAGCCGCCGCGTCTGCTCATATTTGCGAAAAATCAATGAAATGGCAACAAAATTTTTCAATATCATTCCATCACAGGATGAGTCGGCCTGTCTGCTGATGTACGGGCCGGTGGGTGATGAGCAGAAGGTGGCTCCGGCTATGGTCGTGGGAGAACTGATGGAACTTGCCCGCACCTACAGGAAAATCGACATCAGAATCAATTCTGTGGGCGGTGAGGTATTCGCCGGCATCGCAATCTACAATGCCCTCAAGAGCTCGAAGGCTGACATCAGCATCTACATAGACGGGGTGGCGGCATCCATCGCGGCCATCATAGCACTGTGCGGCAAGCCTCTCTATATGTCACGCCACGCGAGGCTGATGCTTCACCGCGTGCAGGGTGGAGAGTACGGGACTGCAAAGCAGCTCAGGGATGCTGCACAGATGATCGAGGATTTGGAGGGTAGTCTGTCGAAGATGATTGCCGACCGCTGCAAGAGCACTCCGGAAGCGGTGTGCGAGCAGTATTTTGACGGGAAGGACCATTGGTTCACCGCACAGGAGGCATCGGAGCTCGGCCTTATCGACGGCATCTACGACATCGAGGATGCAGAGGTGCCGGAGAGTGCAAGCAATGACGACATCTATCAATTTTTTACTAACAGGCTGGCCAACTCCGGTCAGTCCAAAAAACACGACAAAAATATGGCATTTATCGATGACTTGAGGGCAAGGCCCTCATTCAAGAATGCGACCACCGAGGAACAGCTGATGCACGAGATTGCGAATCTTGAGAATTCAGCGGCGAAGGTCTCTGCTCTGGAGAGCAAGGTCGCAGAACTCTCGGCTAAGCTTGCCGAGACACGCAAGGCCGGATTCACGGCACTTCTCAACCAGGCAGTCAGTGAAGGCAAGATCACCCAGGCGCAGGTTCCGACATTTATGTCTCTCCTGGAGTCCGATGAGACCAACACCAAGGAGCTGCTCGCATCAATGACCCCGAAGGGCAACGTCCAGACATTCATCCAGACAGGCAGCGCCGGTGCAGACCTTCTCTCTATGAGCTGGGATGAAATTGACAAGGCCGGAAGACTCGCAGAACTGAAGAACCAGTATCCTGATGCTTACAAGCAGAAGTTCGAGGAGACCTTCAGGAAATAGTAAGGGAAACTTAAAAAATCCAAAGAATATGGCAAACGTACAAAAAGAAATCTGGCTCAGGGATTTGGTGGGCAACTTCTTCCCTGACAACTCATTTACATCGAAGTCTGTAAGTGACGACGCTTTCGTGGAGAGCGGAAAGAAGGTCCACGTGCCCAATGCCGGTGCTCCTTCCGGAGTGCAGAAGAACCGTGCTTCTCTTCCTGGAAAGGTTGACAAACGCACTGATTCGGATGTGGAGTACACGCTGAACGAGTTCACCACCAACCCTATCCTCATCCCGGATGCCGAGAATGTCGAGCTCGCTTACGACAAGAGGATGTCCGTCATCGCTGAGGACAAGGCAGAACTGCAGAGGGTGGCCAGCGAGGACTTGCTTACGACCTGGGCTCCGGACAAGGATGGCTGCGTCTATACCACCGGCGAGGCAAAACCTGCACACCAGGCTGATGCGACCGGCAACCGCAAGGCTCTCACCACCGACGACGTGCTCAACCTCCAGACGAAGTTCGACCAGGAGAACATCTCTCCGGATGGACGTTACCTCCTGCTTGATGCAGTGATGTACGCCGAACTCCTCAAGAGTATGACCAACACCGACAAGATCGGGTTCTTCCAGGCAGCGGATGTCAAGAAAGGCATTGTCGGCCAGCTCTACGGCTTCAACGTGATGAAGCGCTCGACCGTTCTCCGTTATGCCGTTGCAAGCGGTGCCGCTACAGGCCTTGCGACCGAGAATTCGGCCACTGACTGTGCAGCCGGTCTGGCTTGGCAGGAGAGATGTGTGCGCCGTGCCCTGGGTGAGGTGAAGATGTTCGACGAGAGCGGTTCTCCTACCTACTACGGTGACATCTATTCCTTCCTGGTAAGATGCGGAGGCACCAAGTCCCGTGCTGACAAGAAAGGAGTCTATGCCATCGTCGGCATTACCGCGTAGTTTCACCGGTGCCTCCGGAAGAACGGGGGCACCTAATATCAATTCATTATGGGATTTCCAAGTATAAAGGTACAATATCAGAACGGTCTTCTGGGCACCGTGGCGGACAGCCAGGACGGCCTTGTGCTGTTGTGCGCGAAGGGTGAGGGCACTGCCAAGTGTCCGGTCGGAAAGCCGCAGAAGATCTACCGTCTGGCCGGTCTGGAGGACCTCGGAATCACCGAGTCATCCCATCCGTCGCTCCATTCAGCCGTGAAGCAGTTCTACACCGAGGCTGCTGAAGGAACCGGGCTGTATGTAGTCCTGTTCGGCGACGCTTCGATGTCGGCAGCCCTTGACAAGGACAGCGGCTCACTCAGGGGCATTCTTCAGGCACTTCGTGGCGAGGTGCGCGTGCTCGCGCTCATCCATCCGGATGACGAGAGTGCATCAGTGGAGGCCGGTCTGTCCAAGGACGTGTATGACTCAATCAAGAAAGCACAGACGCTGGGTGACTGGACTGCGACGGAGATGTATGCTCCGATTGCTGTTATCCTCGACGGATACGCATACAGCGGGACGGCATCAGATCTCACGTCCATTGCTGAAAAGGAGAGCAACAGGGTGATGGTGATGCTCGGCAGCGACACTGCCTCCGGAAAGCACTCCGCCATCGGTTATCTTGCCGGCAGGATTGCCGAATCACCTGTGCAGCGCAATATCGGAAGGGTGAAGGATGGAGGCATAGCAGCAGAACGGCTTTACCTCGGAGCCAAGCCGGTGGAGGAGGCTATGGATGACGTGAAGACTATCTACGAGAAGGGCTTTGTCACTCCGCGAATTCACGTGGGACGCAGCGGCTATTACTTCACTGACGACAGGCTCGCAGTGAAGGAGACTGATGATTACGCCCATCTGACTGCCCGCAGAACTATAGACAAGGTGCTGCGCATCGCCTATGACACTTTGCTGAACACGCTGCTGGATGAGGTGGAGCTGAACGATGACGGCACGATGCAGGAAGGAGTGATCCGAAGCATTGAAAGCGATGTGGAGACAGCCGTGAATCAGGCGATGACTGCATCCGGAGAACTGTCCACTGTGGATGGTTCCGGAGTCGAGTGTTCAATCGACGGGAAGCAGAATGTCAGGGCCACCTCTACCATCGAAGTGGTGGTTGCTGCACGTCCATTCGGCTATCCTCGTACCATCATCGCAAAGTTGGGATTCAAAGTAGAATAGGAGGACAGAACTATGGCAAGTTTTAACAGCAGGGAATATGATTGGTCCAGTGTGACCACCGTTCTTGCAGGTAGAATTATCACCGGGATTCGAGGTGTCGAGTATAAGGAGAGCCTTGAAAAGGACCCGCTCTATGCCAAAGGCAACAAGCCTATAGGGATGCAATTCGGCAATTATGCATACGAAGGTAAGTTGACACTCCTTCAGAGTGAACTGGATGCCCTGGAACTCGCGTGCAAGGCTGCAAAGACAAAGGTCTTGGAAGTCCAGCTCAACGTCGTTGTTGTTTACGGAAATCCAGAAAAGGGTGATCTCCTTAAAACGGATGTTCTGTATGGAGTGTCATTCACGGAAGTGAATAAGACTATGAAGCAAGGCGACAAGTTTATGGAGATTGAACTTCCCTTCAAATTTATCGACAAGAAAACCATTTAACATTCGGGCCGGTCATCCGGCCTGAATTGAAACCATTAAAACGACAAACAATATGTATGAAATGACAGACGAGAGGCTCAAGGCCCTCAAGGCACAGTACGGAACAGTATATCTCATCACGGTGGATGACAAGGCAGCGGTTTTCAAGAAACCGTCCCGCAATGACCTGTCATACGCCACTGCCGCATCATCCCAGGGAAAGGATGCAGTAAAGCTCGCGGAGACGATCCTTCGCAACACATTCGTTGAAGGCGACCGTGAAATCATCGACGATGATGATTACTTCTACGGGGCGATGCCTATAGCGATGGAGATGTTCGAGACCAAACAGGGTGAGATAAAAAAGCTATAGAGCTTGCGGATGGCAGGATGCAGGCGGACTTCATCGGATACATCAACACGATGCTCCGGTATTACTTGCATTGCGACCCTGCCCGGATGACAGACCAGGAGTGGGCCATTGCTCTGGCCCAGCTCGCTGACATCCGCAAGCGTGAATCAGGATAACAATGAAACTTCTGGACTTCATAATCAAGTTCGCCAGTCAGGGTGATGCTTCGGTGGTGTCGGCTGCGTCTAAGATACAGACCAGCATTGATGCCGCCGAGGCAAGTGCTAACCGGCTTTCGACGAGTGTGGGAGGGAGGCTAAAGCAGGCCTTCCTCTCACTTCCCGGAGCTGAGTTCATCACCAATCCGATTGTGGCTATGACTGCCGGAATCGGCACCGTGGCGGGCTTGGGTATGCAGGCCGAGAAGACTGCAAAGTCATTTGATGTACTGGTGGGTTCCGAGAGCAAGGCATCGTCAATGTTGTCGGAAATCAACGACTATGCAGACAACACACTCTGGTCCCGTATGGATATGAGTTCAGCTGCCCAAAGCCTCCTGGCATACAGCATCCCGGCAGAAAAGGTCGTAAAGGACCTCAAGATGCTCGGTGACATATCATTGGGAGACAAGAACAATATGGCCACTCTGTCCTCTGTATTCGGCCAGATTTCAACTGCAGGTAAACTGCTCACTCAGGATTACAAGCAGCTGCTGAACGTCGGATTCAACCCTCTCGTGGACATCTCTCAGATGACAGGCAAGTCAATGGCCCAGCTTCAGGATGAGATGTCGAAAGGTAAGATATCTTTCGATATGTTTGAGAAGGCTGTGGTGCACGCGACATCCCAGGGAGGGAAATACTACAATATGATCAATGAGCAAGCAGAGACGACAGCTGGAAAATTCGAGCGGCTAAAGGGTTCTTTCACGGCATCACTGCTTGAAATCTACAATCTCATCCAGCCGCTTTTAAGAGGCGTTTTTGACGGTTTGAACAGTGTTCTAACGGTGGTTAAAACGGTCATTCCATATATCTCGGCCATATCTCCAATCATAGGGGCAATTACAGCTGCCGTGGCTGCATATAACGTAGTGCAGTTGATCTCAAACGGCATACTGAAAGGGCTGACCATAACGGAGGGCATCCACTTTATGTGGCTGATGCTCGTGGAAAAGGCTCAGATGATGCTCAACGCCGTGATGGCGGCCAATCCGATTGGTCTTGTCGTCGCAGCGGTGGCCGCACTGGTGGCCGGACTGGTCATCGCCTGGAAGAAATTCGATGGGTTCCGCGCGGCTGTAAAAACAACCTGGGATACCATCAAGGGCTTCGGGCAGGTACTGAAGAACTTTGTCATTGACAGGATACAGGGACTGCTCACTGGTCTTGGAAAGATGGGAGAGGCCATTGCGAAGTTGTTCAAGGGGGATTTCTCCGGTGCCTGGGATGCCGCAAAGGAGGGAGTGAAGGGAATCACCGGTGTCGATGCGGCTAAGAAGGCAGCAGAGGCATCGAAGAACCTCATCGGAGGTGTCAAGGATAACTACAGCAATCGTCTGGCGGAAGAAAAGGCCAAGTCCGTATCAAAGCCGGGCATTGCTGGTGCTGCTGCGAAGACTCCGGATCTGAGCCCGGCGGCATACGGCTCCGGGAATGAGAAGAACGCCGAGAGCATCACCACCGGAGGCACCAGAAATACTTCGATAAATATGACTATATCAAAGATATTCGAAGCATTCACGATACAGATGGAGTCGTCGGAAGACACGGATGAACTTCAGAACAAGGTTGTCGAATCAATAAACCGGGCCCTTGAAATAGCCCTCAGCGCAGCAAGATAGATTATGGAAGCAAACGGATATACAATCAACAAATTCAACTTCAGGCAGCTGCTCAGTCTTGTCCTGAATCCATATCTGGTGCTTCCGGGTGTAAACACCCCGTCTCCCAGCTATCAGGTGCCGGAGAGCCTTTCATACGACATCACCTCAATGTCGAGAGAGGAAGCGATGGAGGTGCTTGCTGTCAATGCTCTCGGGATGCCGATGGAGTTCCCTCTTGAGATGCAGATGGAAGGAGGAGATTGGTGGAAGCTGCCGTTCGAGCCTCTTATCACTGTTACCGGAAAGAATGTCATAATAAAGAAGCAAGTCTCGAAGGGAGCAGTGCGCGGCAGTATCAAGGAGAGGTGGTGTCAGGATGACTACAGCATCTCTATCGAGGGATTGCTGATGAGCACAGACGGAACGTATCCGCGTCAGGATGTAATGAAACTGCGCCGCCATTGTGAGGGAGCAAAGCTTAAAGTGAGATGTCCTCTGTTTGAACTTTTCAGCATCAATCAGATGGTTGTTGAGACTTATGATTTCCCGGCCACAACAGGACTGGCCAACCAGGCATACAAGCTCACTGCTGTCAGCGATGATATGTACAAACTGCTGCTGAAGAAAGAAGACTTGAAAAAGAAGTAGGAAATGTTCACGATGGTCTATGACATAGAGATAGGCAGCTGGAAGGTGGGAGTGCTGGACAGCGTGGAGGTCAGGCGAAGCGTCGAGACCCTCGCCGACAGTGCCGTAATCAAGTTGCCGGCCTGTGAATATAATGCTGCACTGGAGGTCGAGGACAAGATCCATCGGGGTGATACGGTTCGCATTTCACTTGGGTATGAGGAGGTCGGATTGAATGATGAATTTGTCGGCTTTGTGCAGCGCATAGGCACTGACAACGGGACTATCACGATAGAGTGCGAGGATGACCTGTATGCATTCCGGAAGGAACTCAAGGATGCACAGTATGAGAACATCAGTCTGTCTTCGCTCCTTCAGAAGATCATCTCGGAAATCGGTGGAGGATACACAGTGAAGTCCACCTATTCCTGGACCTATAAGAAATTCGTCATCAGCTGCGCTACAGCCTACGATGTCCTGAAGAAAGTGCAGGAGGAGAGCGGCTCAGATATATACCTGGAAGGGAAGACTCTGCACATCCACGCTCCGGGAGAAAAGGTGGGCAAGGAAGTTATTTATGACTTTGCCCAGAATGTGCAGAAATGCGACTTGAAGTACTGCAGGGCAGAGGACAGAAAAGTGAAGGTTGTCGTGAAGGCAATAATGCCGGACGGCAAGGTAAAGGAAATTGAGACCGGAGCAACCGGTGGAACAAAGATAGAGGTGAAGTGTGCCACACCTGACGAGCAATCTATGCGCTCGCGGGGCGAGTCCGAAGTGAAACGCAGAAGTTTCGACGGATATGATGGAAGTCTGACAGGATGGCTATACCCGAATGTCCTTCCCGGAGACAGTGCGATGCTTCACGATGATGATTATGATTACAAGGACGGGAAATACTTTGTGAAGGCTGTTACTACCTCATTCAGTGCTTCCGGAGCATCCCGAAAAGTGGAACTTGGATTCAGATTGAGTTGATATGGCAGGAGAGATGAGACTGGCACGGAACATCCGTGACCTTGTGGGCAAGACCCAGATGAGCATATACCAGGGCATAGTCTCCGGTGTTGACGGAGTAACGTGCAGCATACGATTCGGTTCTCAGGAAGTCTCCAGCATCAGGCTGCGTGCATCGCTCGCTGACAACGACAGACAGATTCTGGTAGTGCCGAAAGTTGACACGGCAGTGGTGGTCGGCTCACTCTCCGGAGACCTGGCAGACCTGGTTGTGCTCAAGGCTGATGAAATTGAGAGTATTGAGGTCAACGGAGGCAAACTGGGCGGGCTCATCAATATCGGGGACTTGACTGACAAACTGAACAGGCTTGTGAATGAGGTGAATGCTTTGAAGGATGCATTCAACGGGCATACGCATACAGGGACCATTACCGGGACAATCGAAGGCACTTCAGTCACGGGCTCGTGTTCCTGTCTTGCGCCTGCAAGCAAGGCTCAGAAAGCAACCAGTTTCACCAAGGATGATTACGAGGATACAACGGTGACACATTGATATGACAGGAATACAACTCATAGACAACGACATCGACATCAGGGTGGTGAAGGATGCCTCCGGAAAGATTGACACGGGATTTGTGCTCGCAGATATCCTTCCGCAGAACCAGGCACTCATACTCACGATGCACAAGGGTGAACTCAAGGAGGACATATCTGTCGGAGTGGGCCTGTCAGATATGTTGCTCGACAATGACATCCTTGCCTGGAGGAGCGAAATCCGCGAACAGATGGAGCTTGACGGACAGACGGTAAACTCCGTGCAGATAACCACAGATCGTGTAATAATAGATTCAAAATACTGATATGGATAAAAAGACTAACGACAAAATGATTGAGCGGCAGTTCGTTCTTGCGGTATGCCTCATCTTCTTCGGTTGCGTTCTTCTGCTGGCCGGTTTCATTGTCAGTCCGACCGGAGTAATCCACGGTTCTGTACTGGCAGGATTCGGCGAAATCATCACTTTTGCCGGGGCCGTTCTCGGAATCAATTACGCATCGCATAAGAAGATTGAAAAGATCAAGGAAGATTTGTATGACCAGATAACAAAAGGAGACGGCAATGAAGATACTGATAGATAACGGCCACGGGATTGAGACTCCTGGCAAACGCTCTCCGGATAGGGAACTCAGGGAATACCGCTACAACAGGGAGATTGCATCGGCTCTGGTGGCAGGACTGCGTGAGAAGGGCTTTGACGCTTCACTTTTAGTCCCGGAAGATGACGATATATCCCTTGGAGCTCGCGTGCGTCGCGTGAACAGAATCTGCGATGAAGCGGGGTGTGAAAATGTCATACTTATTTCCATCCACTGCAATGCAGCGCCTCCGGATGATGGACAATGGCATCGTGCGCGCGGATGGAGCGCATACACCACAAAGGGTGAGACGGAGTCGGACAATCTTGCAGACTGTCTCTACATCGCTGCAGAGAATGTGTTCTCATCCGGTAAGGGATTGAAAGTGCGGAAATTCGGCACAGAGCCCGGTCAAAAGGACTGGGAGGAAGACTTCTACATTCTCAAGAACACCAGGTGCCCGGCAGTACTCACGGAGAACTTCTTTATGGACAACCGGGAGGATGTCAAATATATGCTCTCAAAAGAAGGCAGGAAGGAGATTGTGAAGGTACACATTGACGGCATTGAATTATACTTGGACAAATGAGGAACTTTTCGTTCATAATATTGGTTTGTTTGTTGGCCGCTTCCTGTGGCACGGCCCGTTCCGTGTCGCAGGAAAAGGTGGCCGTGTCTTCATCTGAGTCTGCAGACAGCTCGTCCCTGAGACAGTTGGTTGAAAAGATGGTCCAGGAACAGATGGCCGTTGTGCTCCAGACGGAAAAAACAGAACAGCTGGAAGTTGTACACGAGGTCTTTGATGCTCCGGATACGACCGGAAATTCACGACTGGTGGAAAGGACGACCTCAAAATACACCAGTTCATCGCGCTCTCAAGCCTCATCCGATGTGCAGCGAAGAGACTCGACAGTCACAGTCGTGGCCAAGGACAGCACAACTCACACGGAATCAGCAAACGATATTAGGGAGACAGTCTCGGAGACCCCTGTAAGGGCGGAACGCCGCACTCCCTGGATTGTCAGGATGCTTGCCTGGATTGGTGGCTTTGCACTGCTGGCCCTGCTGATTTGGATACTTCGAAAATTCAGAGTGATATGAAAGTGACAGTAATGGCAGGGCAGACTCTGGCGGACATTTCCCTGCAGGAATACGGAACAATTGAAGCGATGCCTCAAATTGCTTTGGAGAACGGCATCAGCCTGTCTGCTGTTCTGACTGCCGGGCAGGTGTTGAATTGCCCGGACAAGGTGTATGACAACTATATGATGAACTACGCAAAGAACAATAACATTAAACCGGCAACAAGATAGATATGGCACGAACTATTGCAGAAATCAAAAAGAGTATGACGGACAGATTTATGTCCGATGGCACAATCCTGGAACGATACGGCCTGAAAGCGGGAGACAGCTTTGATGCGAAGTTCTCCAAGGTAAGTATCGAAAACATCTTATTCTTCACGGTAGCCGCTGTCATATATGCCTTGGAGTCGATGTTTGATGCCTTCCGGACAGATGTAGAGCAGCGCATCTCAAATGCAGTGGTTGCATCTATCCCCTGGTACCACAAGATCTGCCTCGAATTCCAATATGGAGATGACCTGATCTATGATGAGAACACCTGCGAATACCATTATACTGAAGTGGATGAAGCCAAAAGAGTCATAAAATACGCATCCGTGAGAGATAATGTATCCGGAGTTGATATCCTGGTCTCAGCTGACGATAACGGTACGCCGAAGGCATTGTCAGATGATGTTCTAACGGTGTTCAAAAAGTATTTGAATGCACGCAAGCCTGCCGGAGTGCTGGCCGACATCCATAGCTACGAGCCTGATTATCTTCGCCTGTCATTGAAGGTCCAGTATGACCCTATGATATTGAATGCAAACGGGTCTCTGATTTCAAATCCGGAGGTATATCCGGTTGAACAGGCCGTCAAGGCTTATGTCTCCGGAATTCTCTATGGAGGTGTGTTCAATAAGACCAAGCTGGTGGATGCCGTCCAGAATGCAACCGGTGTTGTTGATGTCATTCTTCAGAATGTGGCCACGAAGCCTGTAACCCGAATCGAATATATGGATGTCACAGGCAATAATGCCAAATCCGTTGCCGGCTCATTCTCCATCCAATCACTCAAAGACTCAATAAGCTATGTATCGGAACTTTAATCTCTATGCCTTTGCTGTGAGGCTGCTGCCGACATTCCTCCGGAAGGATGTCATAAAGGCCATTCTCTGGGCCATATTGAACCCGCTGGACGAGCTTGTTGGAAGATTCAACTCTGTCGTAACTGAAAGCGACAGTCGCTTGAGTCATAATTCATTCACCATCTATCTGGAAAAGTTCCTCAATGACCTTTTCAGTGTTCAGGCATTGATATACATTACCGACTTTATTGATGACTGGAGTGTCTATCTCTCAATGAAAGAGGAGTTATACGACTATGACATAATGACGATGCGCGAGGAGGAACTTCCAACGATTGTGCTTCCATCAGAACGACCCGGGACATTGAGAGGACACTTCATCGTGAACATCCCTGCGTCACTTGACACGGAAGATAACAGGGCTCTTATAGCCAGGTGGGTCAATTACTACAAATTTGCGGGAACAAATTTTACAATAGAACAATATGAATAGATTTCTAACACACACCGGTCGTCAGCCAATATGGCTGGATGACCTGGATTTCATCCAGGAAAGCTTTGCGGATGAAATCAAGAAGCTCGTGCAGGGGCTTGTCGGGATGACCAATGACGCTGTCATTCTCACAGGGTGCAATGTGACTCAGAACGAGGACGGAACTTATACAGTATCCGAGGGCGTTATATATCTCAAAGGAGAGATTTTGAGATTGTCGGAGGGAGTCTATGCTCAGATAGGTCCTCTCAGAATAAGAGAAGATGTGAGCTATGATTCAAATGGTGACAGAATTTTACAAGATTCCGGTGATGAAGTAAGTTGTTACAGATGTAACAAGGCTATGCTTAGTATGCCTAAAATGCTGAATGGTAAGCCTGACACATCACCGTCTTTCAGTAGTTGTATAAGACTTGATGACATTATAAGTTCAAAAGTCAAAACGGTAGTACTTCACGAAAATACTATTGATGTTGCAGATGGCGATGCAGGTAAAGTAATCAGTACGAAATTTCACGTGAAAATCTACAGAAAAAATGAGTCATACTATTGCGATATATCATTTGACTCTATTGGTTTTAGACAATGGCGTTTAACTGAAACCCTTGATAATGTCTCCGTTCTGAGTCCTGAATGGGATGCTTTGGCGGCTTCTGAGGATGGTAATATTAATGTTCCATTGTGGGAACGGTGTTTTACATTTGCGAGTCTGAACGCAATTTGTGGAATCTCGTCCGATACAGTGCTGCCGTGTTCAATCATATTAAGAACTTATAACAGTTCTAACAAAATAGTTTGGGAATTCAACATAATTCCCACTGAAGAAGTATCAAACGCTAAGCCTGTATACGGCAGTGCACACATTAAACTCAACACATTATGAAAGCAATAAGAATAGGAAATGACATCGTAGTGCGCTGGTTCATCTTCAAGGATGGACAGCCAGCAGAACTTGCATCCATTGCCAAACGTATATCAGTAATCCTTTCTTGCAGAGGTGAAGAAAGAAGGATAAATGACTACGTGATTGACGGCAATTGCATAGTCTTTACCTTCTATGGCCGTGATCAGAAAAGGCCCGGCACATATAGGCTCACATTTGTGGCGAATGAGGGTCTTGAAAATATGCACACCGTTGACTCTTGCGATGCTTTCATCCTAGTAGATTCATCACAGAAGGTCGGAGGCCAGTGCGGATGTGACAACCTGAATGTGGACTCCGTGAATCTAACTTCCAGGCTGTGGGCACCTTCTGATGGACTGTCAGCTTATGACATTGCTCTCAAAAATGGCTTTGTTGGTGATGTCGAAGAGTGGCTTGAGAGTCTGCGTGGACCGGGAGGCCCGGCTGGACCTCAGGGTGAACCATTCACTCCGGAGATTGTCACCGAGGAGGAAATAGTTGAACTCTTTGAGGATACTCAAATCCCATCCGAAGGTGGTGTGACAACCATCGCGACTGAAGATGAAATTGTTGAACTTTTTAACGAATAGCAATTATGCAAAAATTCATTACACTTACCTCTTTGAAGGTATTCTTTAGAGAACTCAAGAGATACATTGCCCTGGCAATACGCCAGCAGCTCAGTGTCACTTATTCCGAGTTGGTAGATTTGCGTAATGCCGGCAAGCTTGTCGCCGGTCGTCTTTACCGCATCACCGACTATGTCACTACCGTCTTCAGCGCCTCCGGCAATGAGCGTAGTGTTGGCCATCCATTCGATGTCATTGTCCGTGCTACCTCTGAAACCGAATTGTCAGAGCACGCCTTTGCAGCTAAACACGAAGGTGATGAGTATTTTACCTCTGCAAACCTCAATGCCTGGAAGATTTGGTACTCTCTCGACAACAATTTGCAGAAGTATGCCTGGGCTGATGTAGAGAATGGCAAAGGCGTTATCTACCGTATGATTGACGAATGGGACAACGACGTGCCATACGACTTCAAGAACATCCAGTTCAAGCGATTCAAAGTTGTCGATGAGTCTCCGAATGGGGAACTTGCGGATTTGGATGGAAGATATCTTGCCTGGGGAGAAGGCGCGCCACATATGCTCTCAGTAGTTCAGGACGACTTTGTATGGAGTTATACATTGGCTATCGAAGGCGTGTGGGATATAGATTATTCATTAAATGGAGAAATGGAGCCATTGAATGAAGATAAAGAATACTGGAATCAATGCCATAAACCAAATTGTGCACGAAATTCAATAGCCGTTTATACAATATTGAATGTCATTGATGATGTCTTCTATAAAGCTGCTGCATTGAATGACATTGTATGTCTCAGCCAAGAAATGGATGGAGTGTATGGTGAATGTCTTAACTGTCATATAGACATAGGTAACTGCAAACAGACTCTTCATTCGAGTCCTGAAGACATTGAGATTGGAAGTAACTCATATGAAAACATCGTCAGTGGATTCCGCGTGAAACTGCCATCAAAGAGCTGTTATAACACATCCGGGAACGACTGTGACGGTAACACATTCGGGAACGGTTGTGATAATAACACATACGGGAACGACTGTGACGGTAACACATTCGGGAACAGTTGCTGGGATAACACATTCGGGAACGGTTGTTACAGAAACACATTCGGGAACGGTTGTAATGACAACACATACGGGAACGATTGTCAGTATATTACCTTCGGCAATAATATTATCAACGGCACTGTCCAGAATGGTGTTAAGTACGTGAAAGTCAATGGTTCATCAAATTCGAGCAGCCCAATCAAGAACTTTGTTATATTGAGCGGTACCTGCGGTCAAAGTGCTGATAAACCATTGGTTATTAACTTCGAACCGAATAAAAATGCAACTCAATATGCAGGCCTGAATTCACAAGGTGAACTGGTTATCTGGTGCCCTGCAGATGCGGTATAATTACACAAACATTTGCCTATTGTTGCAAGTATAATGTCGCAATAGGCAAATATTTTTCTGTCAAGCATCGGATATCACTATGGCATTGATTTGTGACATAATACTTTATTGACATATTTACGATGATTGTGAACAAGTTGTTCCCGAATTAATCCTAATAAATATGTTGCAAAAGATTCGTTATCGATTAGTATTCAATCGTTCTGGCCGCCTCAATAACAGAGGTGAAGGCCTAATCCAAATCGAGTGCTCCCAGGCACTCCGTAAAGTATATTTCTCAACTCACTGCTATGTTTCACCCGATAAATTTCATTATGGAAGAGTAACCGGTGACAATGCAGATTCTCTCAATTATGCACTTTATCTGATGATTCAAGACATTGAGAAGGTGGAGCTCGAATACATCAAAAAGGGAGTGGATGTCAATCTCCAAATGCTGAAGGATGCTGTGAAGACTCACATCTCTCCAGCTGCCAAGATATCTGAATTTGGTCTTGAAGTAATTAAGCAAGGCGACAGAAAGAGCCTAACCATTGCCAACTACCGCACTCTGCTGAATAACCTTGAGAGATTCAAGAAAGGTGCTCTGATAACCGACATTGACTATCAGTTCATAGTTTCCTATGACAAATGGCTGAGAGAAAGCGGTATTATGCATAACACGAGGGTATCGCGATTGAGACTCCTCCGGGCAATACTGAATGAAGCCAAGAAAAGGGATCTCATCAGTACCAATCCTTTTGAACGCTTCCGGATACAGCAGATGGTGAGCAAAAAAGGATATATTACCAGTGAGCAGCTATCCAAGTTGGAAAAAATGCAACTGAAGGGGCGTGACGATATTGTGAGAGATGCATTTCTTTTTGGTTGTTATACAGGACTGCGTTTCAGCGACATCACCTCACTCCGTCAGGACAACATCCAGGGAGAGTGGCTTGTTAAGAAAATGCAGAAAACCGGCAGCACCGTAGAAATACCACTTGCAGAACTCTTCGGAGGAAAAGCCCTGGCCATCATTCAAAAGTATAATGGCAATATTGGCAATTTGACAAAGAAGATAGGAAGCAATCAGTCAGTCAATAAAGTGCTCCGTGGCCTTCTCGACAAGATTGGTGCGGATCCCAAAATCACCTTCCACTCATCGCGGCACACTTGCGCCACACTGCTCGGCCAGAAGGGAGTTGATATCGCCGTTGTTCAGAAAATACTCGGGCACACTAAAATGCAGACCACCGAGATATACCGAGAAGTTGATAGAAGAACAATTCAGAACAGTTTAACAAAATTAAAACGTAAATCAAATGGAAAGTAAACAATTCACAGTAGGTTCCCGCGCATTCTTCTCTGGAATGCCAGACTTCAAACCTAAGGATTTAGACTACCTCTCCTTCATTGAAAAGGGGAATGGTTTCAAGAACTCTATGCAACGCACAGATGGCAACTGTTGCCATTTCCTGTTCGTCCGCAAGCCCAAAGACGAAATGATCAAAGATGCATTGTCCGGTAGTCCGGCGATGGCCATCGGAAAGTTCCTGGTACCGGAGATTGCCAAAGAATTGCACCTGACAATTCAAGACCTGATGAAGTTGCAACCACTCGTGTCTCGTCTTGAGCCAAAACACGCCTACGAAAAAGTCATTTATGAGGCCTATATGTCCAATGGCTCATTCACACTGACAGATGAGCAACGAGCCTCAGCATTCGCATCATACCTCGCAGCCCGTCAACCGGAGTCAACAGCGAAGGAGTAAAACGAAAAGCGCTCAATTACCGTTAGAACAGTAGTTGAGCGCTTTTCTTATGTGTTGCGTCAAATATATCCCGCATTTCGTTTCAGTGTCAAAATACGCATTTCGTTTCAATCGGCGACGCATTTCGTTCTGGTGATTATACTTCGATGCGGAACCACTCCACGTCCCTCCCCCGCAGGCCGAAGAACTTGATGAGGTAAGCGCGATCGACATCGCCTATATACTCAGTCTTGATGGTGAAGAGCTCATCGCTGAGCTGCCAGATGCCGTCCTCATCGATGTAATAGACTGCATCCTCGGCCACGAGATTGGCCATCATCTTGTTCTTGACCTGCACGCTGTCCTTGCGGATGGCGGGTTTTTAACGGAAAGTTTCTTACAGGTAAAATCACGAATGATAAGTCATTGTGGTCCCAGGGGAAATTCGTACTTTTGTAATTTCATAGATATTATATACCTTTGCGGTTGTAAAAGTGCCGGTATTGACTTTACGCTCAATGCCAACACTATAAAAAGGGAAAAAGAGGTCGTGCATTCGCTGCACGACCTCGCTTCTTTATAAGCTGTTTCGATCTTGCGTCAAATTGTTGCAGAGAAATGGCTACGGAAAGTAGTCGGAAGATATATGGGGAGAATCCCTCGGAGCCTTCCATCTCAACAGTTTTCAAAACTGCCGTAATCGACCACTCTATTGTTTCAGAATGAAAGAAGTTTTCTCTTTGATGAAATTATTATTGTAGGTATTAAAAATAATACCTATATTTGTCTTAACAACAAAAGAATGATTGACTATGCCAGAATTATTTAGACAATACGGTTTTGTATTTTTGTTTTTCTCTCATGAACATGAATCTATCCATGTTCATGTCAGGGGGCATAACGGAGATGCAAAATATGTCTGGGATGGAGATGGGTTTACTCTTGACTCCTCACATGGAATTAAGGCAAATGACCTTAAGCGAATAGAAAGGGCTATCCACGAAAATTCAGACATAATCCTTAACAGGTGGTATGAGATCTTTGGTGATACGGAAAAAGATGAAGACAATGAATAAGATTGAGAAAATATGGTTTGACGGCGAATGGTTATACGGCCTTGGTGATGACGGCAAGACCTATCGTCAGTCCCTTCTTTGGTACAAGAATCTTCTGCACGCTACTCAGGAGCAGAGGCAGGAATACGAGATCAGCACCATCGGCATTCACTGGCACAAACTGGATGAAGATGTCAGTTTCGAGAGTTTTACCTATGATGAGGCAGAGCCTTCGGCATTTCAGAGGTTTTTCCTTGAGCATCCTGAAATCAATATTGCTGAGTTCTCAAAGGCTATCGGTCTTAATCCCTCTCTGATGAGGAATTATATCAATGGCTTCAAGAAGCCTTCAAAAGAAAGAGAGAAGTTGATCCTTGACCGCATTCACGAATTGGGAAAGATCTACAGTGAGGTCTCTTTTGCGTCATAAAGAATTTGTACCTCTGTGCATTCCTCCATTAAGCAAAAGCATTAGGCAATTCAGCCCCAACTGAGGTGCTTTCTTTTGTCAGCATTCCATATATCCATGTTGTAAAGGTAGACGGGATGGTGGGTTTTTAACGGAAAGTAACTTATAATTATGGAGGAATTTTCTTTGAGATTATTGTTTGGTTACCAAATTTTGGTAACATTGCGAAAACAAACGGGAAGAAAATGAAGAATACATCAGTAGCACTCGGTTCATATTTTGATGATTTTATCAAGTCTCAGATATCTCAGGGACGTTATAACAATGCCAGTGAGGTAATT